TGAAGGTATGCACTCATGCGCTCCGCTTGAGCATAACCTCTCGCCACTTTAGATGATTTTAATTCTAAGCATACAAAAACAGGACGAGCAGCGTCCTCACCAATAACTACCAATAAATCGCCTACGTATCTATTCAACATATATTCCTGACATAAAATTCGACAACCTTGAGGCTTAGCTAATAAAAGTTCTTCCTCAAAAGGGTCTGCTACAGAAATTTGTGTATCATGTATCAAAATTGGCATCTTCCAGTGTGTAACTGTAGGATATGGTATTAAAGTTGTGGTGAAAGCTGCTGTTAACTTACGAGATTGAGAATCCCACAAGTCATCGCCTTCTGCAAATACTTCATTATTCAACTTCCAATTTGCTTCTCTTACTTCAAAAGTCTCAGCAAATTGTCCCGACATAAAATTAGTCCAATCAAGATTTTCAACTACTTGTTTCATTTGTGCATGCCTCATATTAAAATGGTCTTTTCCGTAGAACCACCATTCTCTGAGAGCACCCTCAATACAAGCAATAGCGACTTCTTCTTGGGTTTGAACTGAAGATTTTAGATTACAATGCAATGATTTAAAGATTGAACTTTCATCAAGCATAGCTAACCACATTCCTTTACAAATCTCATCAGACTCGTTTTTATAACAATAGTCTGGTTCCCACCGACTCTTTCTTTTCAGAAAATCGGCATCCATATGATTAATAAAAGGAACAGATTCAGCATCTTTTTCTGCCATAGTATAATCAATACCATATTTAGCAAAAACACGTTGAATCTCAGTGTGATTAAATAAACTAAAATCAGGGTGTACGGAGAATTTAACGTCATCTCCGTATGACATAAGGGCAACAGCATCACTAAATTTGCCTTTATATGTTGGATATAATTCACGAAATACGCATCTATGATATAAAGAATTAACAATGGAATTAGTATATACAGTCAAGTTCTGACCAGACGGGTTAGACCCGTAAAGCTGAATCAACTCTCCATTTAAACTCATCACTGGATACGCAATTTCTGTAACACAGCCATTCATAATGCTTAGATCTTCATCTGTATAACCTGCTTTTCTTCCAATATGTTCAAAAACCTTATTTGAAAGAAGAATCATCCTAGCAGACATATGTTGATCATAAGCCTTAAAATCTCCGGCTACAATACGATCTTCACCAAATTTAATCATGTATTCATTCAATTCATGCCATCCTCTACCTTGGGCATTAATCCCAACGGCACACTCGGATGTCTTAGAACTCATAGACAAAAATTGACACATGGTAAGATAGTATTTACGAATATTTACTTGCAAAGCAGCAGGAGCCGCTTGAAAGCAACGTACTTTATCTTTAGACAACTTAGTGGGTTCGTCCTTAGTACAAGTTTTAAAAACCGAATAAGTCCGTTGACCCTCTAACCAAGTTCTTCTTGCTTCAGCCGCAATTTGCATGGTATCATCATCTAATATCCTTGGAATAGTAACATTTTCATGTGGTTCTTCTAATTCAATCATAAATTCTTCCTTGCTCTTATTAATAGGCCATCCCATCGAAGTTCCTGGTTTCATTCCTCCGCAAAAATTCATACCATCTAATCCTGAAACGGTTTCAACATCATCCAAAACCTTAACATCTTGCAATAATTTCTTACCGTAATCTGATGCACAGAGTTTATCGACACCACTCACATAATCCTTGAGGGCCCACTCCAATACATCCGCAGGAAATTCCTGATATGCATTACCAGCTCCTTCCAAATATTTCTGATAAGGTTGCCAGTCAGGACACCTCTCGCCAACAATTCTACAATTGGCAGGAGGTCCATACTCATTAGCAACTCCTGTAACTTCCGTAACAACATCAGAAGCTGGTGACTTCATAACAGCAGTTTTTGGTCGTACTTTTCCCATTTCCATGGTACCAAAATGTTGCAATTGCGCATTCGTCTGATATTTAGTAGGACTCCTTCCCGATATAAAATCGTTAGGAGTATAATCAATGCCATAAGATTGCGTTTCCATAAGCCCCATAGACTTAGGAATTACAACGTGGTCACGACTTTTTAACTCGTTAATTGCCGCCAATAAATCTCCTTTTGAAACACACGTAATTGCTCCGCGAGAAGTATTTGGAATTCCGGCAGCGTGAAATCCAATAATCATTGCACTCTTCTTAATCGAAATATGAGTAGTAAAACATTGACCATGGAAAGTAGGTACAGAATAATTTACCAAACCACCTAGGAATTTCG